CTATGGAAAAAAACAAAGGCTAACTTCGAGTCAAGGCCTGGAATGGTTCCATATTGGTTCAAAGAGCTTGCGGTTATTAGGCCGATGAGATTTAGCGAAGTGATGCCAGAAATTTTGTCAAATACAAACACTGGAAAGAAATATTCGAAGATAATTTATAGAAAAGCTTTAACTTTGTTCGATAAAGACAACTTTAATTCTGACATGTCGAAGCTGACAATGAGAAAAAATATAATAACAGACAATATGATTTAACAATGAATAAAGATACGTTAGTTGAAATAAAGAGGGGCGAAACTGGAACGGGTTTGCTAATCGAGAATGATGGGTTTATGTCTATTAGTGAAAGCACAAAAAATTTGAATGAATCAATGAGCGAATCGGACGGATACTGTCCAAATCCATTCATTGTTGATGTTGTTCTACAAAAATTTGGAATCAAAAACGCAAACGGCCGTATATATCCAGAACGTGTATTAAAGAGACAAGTTGAGGTGTATATGGAGAAAATAAGAGAAAAAAGGGCAATAGGAGAGTGCTATAGGCCTTCTGCAATGATTTTAACGGAGTCTGGGTGGAAACAATTATCCGAAATCGAATTAGGCGAGAGAATTCTTACTTTGAATCCAGAAACTAAAGAAATTGAAATTAAACCAGTAAAAAACGTAATAAAACACGGCCATAATGGTAATCTTATTCATGTTGAAGGAAGAAATATTGACGAGTTAGTAACTCCAGGCCATTCATTTCCTACATTTGATAGAAACGGGAATTTTAAAAACTTCATAACAGCCGAAGAATTACACAATGGAAAGGCTGATGCTCATTCATATATACCAAAGACAGGGAAATGGATTGGAAAATACGATAAATATTTTACAATTCCTAGTATTAAAAACGTAGGCAGACATCTATCTGCCGCCCTAAAAGAAAAATACTCAAAAGACCTCATTATTCCAATGGATATATTTGCAAAGTTTATGGGTATATATCTTTCAGAAGGCTCTTGTGATAAAAAAGGTTCGAAATACCGTGTTTGTATATACCAAAAGAAACAAGACATTTGTGAAGAAATAGAAAAAATGCTTGATGAATGGGGTATTGATTATTCGATAAATATAAGAAAAGACGGTCTAACAAAAACGTTTGTTATATCAGATATTAGGTTAAACATGTATTTAAGACAATTTGGCTTATGTTATGACAAATTTGTGCCATTCGAATTAAAACAGCAAAACGCTGAAATTTTGAAGACTTTCTATGACTGGTTTGTTATGGGAGACGGAAGAATTAGAGGCGATAAAAGAAAACTTAAAAAAGAGCAACTAACAACAGATGTATTTTCTACTTCAAAAAGGCTAGCATTGGACCTAAATGAAATTATATTAAAAATCGGATATTCCTCAACTTTTCATATCGAAAAAAGGGATAATGAAAGAATAATAGAAGGTAGAACAATAAAGTCTGAAAATACGCACCCGCTATATTTTGCATATAAATCTCTAACAAAGGGAATTTATACTGATTATAGGTTTATAAAAACCAGTGAAGAATATTACAACGGTGATGTTATGTGTGTAGAGGTTGATAATCACATCTGGTACGTAATGGAAAACGGGAAGGCCCACTGGACAAAAAACTGCAACCATCCAGCAGAGAGTGTTATTGACTTGTCCAGAACTTCCATTAATATTGTAGAATGCCACTGGGAGGGCAACACTCTTGTGGGAAAGATGGAGATTCTTGTTAGCCCAGGATTTAGAAAACACGGAATTATATCATGTTGCGCTGACGAAATAGCAAACTTATTACTTCATGGAATTAAAATAGGCGTTTCATCTAGAGGACTAGGAACTGTTTCTCAAGAAGGTGGAGTTTTGATTGTCGGCGACGACTATGAGCTTGTTTGCTGGGATGTAGTTAGTGAACCTTCTACCCCAGGCGCGTGGATATCAACAAACGGCAAAGAAGAACTATCGCCATATATGGAGTCTAAAGAAAATAACAAACCAACAATCAGCGAAAAAGTATCTAAAATTGAAAAAATTCTAGAAATACTATAATTTTTAGCCACATTGTACAGAAAAAAATATTTTTTTTAACTTATAACATATTTATATTAAAAATAATCGAGAAAAATATTCATTTTAAATGAGTACAAAAAATAAGTCAGTAGTATCTGATGCAATTCTTGAAATGAGAAAAATCAAAGATGCTATGGAAAAAAATAGTACTGAAACAATCAAGACTATTTTATCTGAAGCAGTAAAGGATACCATTAGGGAGAATATCGAATCAGACGACTACGTAATAATTGAGGGTAAGAAAGCATCGAAAGATTCTGATGTTTGTGAGGACGAAGCTGAAGTAGGCCAGCCAGAAGGCGAAGAAGGAGAAGACGAAGCTCCTGTAGAGCCAGCAGCTCAAGAGACTGAGACTGGCGATGAAACGCTAGAAGGCGGAGCTGAAGAAGGTGGCGAAACGCCAGCAGAAGGCGACGGTACTGAAGGCGAAGTTGACACAACACAGTATCAAGTAGATGGAGACCCAAATACATTGGACCTCACTGGCGAGCAAGACCCTGAAAAGGTAATGAAAGTCTACAAGCTTCTACAACCAGACGATGATGTTGTTATTAGAAAAACAGACAGCGGACAGGTTGAGCTAAAGGATGGACAAACAGGCGCCGAGTATGTAATCGACTTAGGTACAGACGAAGGTACAGAAGGAGAAGAGGCAGCAGAAGGTGGTGCAGAGGCCGAACAACTAGCCGAAGAGTACGAGTTCGAACTTTCAGATGAAAGCATTCCTTACACAGATGACCCAGACGAATACGCAGAAGATTTGGGAATCGAGGATGGCGATGAGCCCGAAGACGAAGGTGAACCTTATGATGGTGAAGTTGGATGCGAAGATGGCGGATGCATGACTAAAAAAATTAACGAAAAGACAAGTAAAAAGTGTATGAAAAATCAAGAAATGATGTTTGAAGTTGACCTTGGATACACTGATAATTATCAAGACAAAGACCCAATCTCTGGCCTAAGTAACCAAGAAGTTGCGCCAAACGGAGCAAGAAACATCGACAAGGGTGTTCCTACTGGAACAAAGAAACCTTGGTCAGGCCTTTCTCAAAAAGAAAATCCTTACGAGGACCAAGTTAACGAGGAAGAGCAAGATGAATGCGGAATGGTTACGGAGGAAGATGGAATGACTCCAGACCTAGGAACAGAAGAGGCCCCAGTTGATGAAGCAACAAACGTTGGAGGCGCTGTTCAACAAAGAAGCAATAGTAAGAGCCATATCCCAACAGGAAGAAAAGAGCACGGTCCTAAGCCAAAAAGACACGTTTCTGCTGGTAACGAATATCACGAAAAAATAGAAGAGATGCAGAAAAAGATGGACGAGATTATAAAGGAGAATAAACTTCTAAAAGATTCTATCGCCCTACAAAGAAAAGAGCTTAGAGAAAGTTATGTTACAAACGTCAATCTTGGTAAGATAACAAAGCTATTCTTGGAAAACACAACTTCGCAAAAAGAAAAGATTGATATTGTAAATCGTTTCGTAAACGAAGCTAAAACAGTTAAGCAATCAGAAGCTCTATACGAGTCAATCAATAAGGAATTGAAGAAGGCTGGTTCAAAAGTGGCTCCAATCACAGAAGCCACAATGAAAGCAGAAAGCACTCCAATCAACGAGACAAAAATCTACGAATCAGAAGACTTCAAGAATATGAAGGACTTGATGAAGAGAGTAATGAGCTGCTAAAATCAAAACAAAGAAAAAAGAAATAACAGAAATAAAATTAGTAAAAATGAGAGAATTTTTAACTAGCGGGCAAGTCGGTAATATCGAGTTGAACGAACAAAAGAGAATAAGAAAACAAATTACAGACCGTTGGGATGGACTAGGATTGACTGAAGGTCTAAAGGGTGTTGTAAAAGAGAACGTTGCAATGCTATACGAAAATGAGGCTAAGCACCTTCTACGTGAAGCAGTTGCTGCTGACAACAGCGGTTCTTTCGAAACTGTTGTATTCCCTATCATCAGACGTATCTTCAGCAAGCTTCTTGCTAACGATATCGTATCTGTTCAAGCTATGAACCTACCTGTAGGCCGTCTATTCTTCATTCTTCCCAAGACATCTGAAAGGAGATGGGAAGAGGATGAGAGCGGAAACACAACTGGCTCGCACAACGGCCTTATGGGTTACGAGAGAACAGACCGCAGAAATGGCGAAAAGGTAAAGAGATTCTATCTACCTGACGTAGTTATTAACGACCCAAAGAACACTCCTGTAACACAATACATGAAGAAGAGCTTGTATGACCTATTCTACAACGACTTCTTGTATGACAACTCAAAGGGTAAAATCCATATCAAGATTGCTGCTACTGAACCTATGATGTGGGATAATGGCGAACTTGTTGCCCTAAGCGGTACTCCAAAAGTATATCAAGACGGTACAGTTCGTAACCTAATCGTAAAAGTTACTGGTTTCGCAAACTACAACGCAGGCAGACTAACTGGTCCTGATGGATGCGAAATGGATTCAGAAGCTTTCTTGGCTTCATTGAAGGTTGTTTGCGGCGGCGCAATCGAAGGTGATACTTCTTTCGAAGAAGGCGAAAGCGTTCCTTTCAGAGTTGTAACACAAAAGTATGGGCACGGAATCGTTGACTACGACAGAGATGTTTGCTCACCAGAAGGCGAAATCTTCCTAGACCTAGACCTAACAAAGCCTTGCAAGAAACAAGGTGCTTCTATGGACGGTTACCTAGGCGTTGACGCTGAAGCTCTATCAGGTATTAGCTTCATGGCTTCATGGAACCAATACGACTCACTTGAGCTAGAAACTGAAATGGGTGAAGTTGGATTCGAACTTACAAGTGTTACAGTTACTGTTGAAGAAAGAAAGCTACGTGCTACTTGGTCACCAGAACTTGCACAAGACGTCAGCGCGTTCCACAACATCGACGCTGAAGCTGAATTGACAGCACTTCTATCAGAAGAAATCGCAGCAGAACTTGACCGTGAAATCTTGAAAGACCTACGTAAGGTTGCTCCTTGGCAAGCACGTTGGGACGTTAACGGTTGGAGACGTATGGCTAGCTTCTCGACTAACTACACACAAAAGGACTGGAACCAAGAGCTTGTTACAAAGATTAACCAAGTATCGGCTCAAATCCACAAGTCAACTCTTCGTGGTGGCGCAAACTTCATCGTAGTTTCTTCAGAAATTAGCGCCGTATTCGATAACCTAGAATACTTCCACGTTTCAGACGCTTCTGCCGAACAAGACCAATACAACATGGGTATTGAAAGAACAGGTGCCCTACAAAACCGTTATCAAGTATACCGCGACCCATATAGCCCTCACTGGTCTATCATTATCGGTCACAAGGGTAAGAGCTTGCTAGACACTGGTTATGTATACGCTCCATATATCCCAATGCAATTGACTCCAACAATTATTAACCCAGAGAACTTCGCTCCTGTAAAGGGTATTATGACACGTTACGCAAAGAGATGTGTTAACAACAAGTTCTACGGCGCAGTTAGAGTTGACGGTCTTGTAACTTGGAATCCTGATGAACTTCGTTAATCGAAGAGCATCAAAAAATAAAAAGCTTAGGTTTTTCCTAAGCTTTTTTTTGTCGCCATACATACTTGACAAGCCCGCAATCCCAAATTCTATAATAAGATAGCGTTCTCGCCATTTCATGCTCTGTTAATGATAGCGGTAGGCCGTATTTCCTACTCAAGACTTTCTTTCTGAAATTAAATTTATGTATTCGTTCCCCTTGAAACTTCGTGTATCTATATTCAGGTGCCAAAATGTTATGTTCACAGAATCCCAAAATTTCATATAAAGTACTCTTTCTTATATCCTCCCATCTTCTATCAAGAAATGAAGTAATAGATTTTGGATTATAGGTTTTAATGAAATATGAGAACAGTTTGCCTGCTATCCCTTGAATTTTATAAGAGGTATTTCCACAAAAACGGTTAAGAACCCAGCTACTACCTCCTATTTTTTCTGTTTTAAAAGTCATAACCGCAACAAGTTCACTCATATAGAACGCTCCAATATATACAGTAGCTTTTGAAAATCCCTGTATATGGTATGTATCCAAGAATTTTTTAGCTTCGTCTTTTGTGATATTTTTAACATCACAATTCCTTGCACCAATCTTTTTATTAAACTCGTTCTTGTTTAACGCTTGAGATATTTTATCAAGCACTAGTTCTTTATGTAAAAGATATTCATCCTCAAAAATCTGAAATAATGTTATTCCTTTTTTATGGCATTGTTCTGTTTTGTTCAAGTGATAATATTTATCTTTTCCAAACAACTCAGAATGCCACCTAAGGCCGTTGTACTCTATGGCTAAATTATTAGACGGTATGTATATATCTAGTTCTTGGCCGTCTAACACAGACGTGTCTCGATGGATTACGTTTTCTTTTCCAACAAGGCCAACAACGAATTCGTATATTTCATTCTCATTATTAGATAATTGGTGGCCGCAGGCTGGGCACCCCTTTCCTTGCAAGAAAAGGTCTGGCGATGCAAAAAAATAACCATGTGGCTTTCCGTTTGCGCCCACTTTATTACAAAAGATTTTTACTTTAGTTTTGCTATTCAAATATTCAACATCGTCATAAGAGTATCTTTCTCGCCCGTATAGTTCAATGCATTTTTGTATGAATGATTCTGTTGTATATCTGGAATTATCGGCATTTCTATCTTGTGCTATTCTAGGATGCGAGCATCCTTTTAAGTGAACGCAAGGTTCTTGCCAGAACTCGCCATATTCATTTCCGTTTTTATCTAAATCATGTGAAATAATCTTAACCTTAGTGTGCATATTAACATACTCAACTTGTGAATAGTCTAGATTTTCTCCTTTATGAACTTCCTTAAATCGTTCTATTATTTCTTCTGTTTTTGAACGTTTTGTGCTAGATATCCTGGCTCCTCTTTTGCGCGGGTGGGATTGACCCTTAAGATGATTACTTGGCGTTTGCCAATACTCACCATATTCTACGCCATTCTCATCCAAATCCCTATCAATAATTTTAACGGGGGTGCGATTATTTACGTACTCAACTTCGGAATAGTCAAGATTTTGTCCTGGATGGCAAAGCTTTGCCTTCTCAATGAATTTTTCTCTATTACTGATATTCATATTAATAAATATATCAAAATAACAAAAAAGTCAATGTCGTTGAACTCTAAAATCTGTTATTTCTGTCGCCATACATACTTAATGAGCCCGCAATCCCATATTCTATCATATCCTAGTTTCTGCATCATTTCCTTCTCGGTAAGGGAAAGGTCTAGCCCGTACTTACGATGTAAAAACTGTTTTCTAAAATTAAACTTATGCATCCTAGCATATCTGTCCACGCTTGAGTTAAAATATCGGTAATCTGGATATGTATACCTATCGAACTCAAAACCAAGCGTTATGTATATATTTGACGTTTCTGACGAGCACCATCTCCTATCCATAAATGACTTAATTTCATCTGCGTCATAGTGCGACGTAAAGTATTTGAATAATTTACCACCAATGCCTTGCATTACATATCGATAATCACTAGCAAACCTATTTAACTCCCAGTAGCAAGCGTTGCTAGACTCCTTTCTGAATGTCATTACAGCACATAATTTGTCATTATAAAATGCACCCAAATAAACTGTCGCAGATGCTGCCCCCTGAATATGATATTTTTCGAGAAAAGCAAAAGCGTCGCCCTTGTTTATTTCTTTGATGGAGCATTTTCTAGCGGCTATTCTCGGAAGGTTATTATCCGCACGCAATAAATGTTTTACTTTAGATAGAACAATATCTCTATGATACATATACTCATCTTCGAATATATGAATAAGATTAACGCCAGCTTTCTTGCATGCTAATGTCTTTTCTAGGTGATAATTCTTGTATTTTCCGCCGTATTGTTCTGTATGATACTTACACCCGTTAAATTCAATTGCGACATTGAAGTCTGGCAGATATATATCCAACTCTTTCCCGTTAAGAATTGAACGATTCTTATCACACTTTACTCCGAGAGATTTTATAAAAGCCATAATTTCTTTTTCTGGCTCTGAGGTAAAGTGATATTCCATTGTTTTATTAAGCTCTTTTGTGATTGAACTTAACCTTGAATGCAATTCAGAACTAGTTGTACAAGCGCCGTATCTCATTATGTATTCTTTTTTCGAAATTCCATGGCTTGATAAATGCCTGGAATCTATGCTGGCTAATTTTTTACCGCAAATAGCGCAAGTAACAAATTTGTTTTCGTCGGTCTCTAATTGCCGATTTTTCGTTAAGCATGCGAGTGCAAAATATTCTCTATCTTCTGGGTGCTCATTTAGATACTCTTCCTTTGTAATACCATGTTCTTTAAGAAGATGTACTTCAAACGCGCCACTCTTATTATCAACATCAACAGTACTCCAGCCACAGTAAGGGCATTTTTTTTTCTCTTTAACTTTCTCTGTTGTGATATTAAAATAATCTTCCCACCAAAACACGCCAGTATCCTCAAACACTCGTTTTCTTTTATAAGCAGAGTCAAGCTTTATTCCAAGACTATTAACGTATTCTGTTAACTCTCCAGATTTATTTAGATAGTCATATGTTGAAAAGTTGCCATCTTTAGACACTAGCTTATATCTAATTCCGTTAATTTTTGGGAAACGTTCGTCAACATTATGTTTTATTCCGCTATATTTTCTAAAAGAACTCTTTGGCCTAATTGAGACACCGTCTGAGGCTATTATTTGTTTTGCCTTCAATTTTCCAACGTGGAATTCTTTACAAACAGTATCGAGGCCAACGCCGCTCTGATATCTTATACTAATTTCGTTCATATATGATAAATAGTCTTTCAGTAAAATAACACCTATTTTAAGGATAAAAAAAATATGGTCTTACCATTAACCATATTTTATACAGCAAAAGCCATGCCAAAATATATTACACGGTTTCATTTTCTATTACCATAACGTGTGTTAAGTCATCACGTACCATATCAGCAAGCACATCTGATGGGTACAGCCTAACATCGGTCTTTGTGTTCCCGTCTGAGTAGTAATAAATGGCTGTTGCGTCGTTTATTGTGCCTTCTTTAGAATCTTTAATGAACTCCTCAAGCGGGATGATTTTACCTTTCCAATTTTTAGCAACCTCATACCCGACTGGCTGTACTTTTCGAATCTCTTTTTCAAGCTCGAAAATACTCGTTTTTAGGGGCCTCGTCTCATTAACAAATTCATCCCAAGAAAGTCCACTTTTTGAGCATTCCTTTTCCTTCTCTTGATACGCCTCGCAGAGCATGTTATATTTCTCCGTAAGCTTATTATATTCTTTTTCGTTACTCATATACTATAATATACAATAATCAAAACATAAAAACAATACTGGTTAATATTTATATTAATGATAACTAGCTAAAAATCAAAAGTATGGTTGATTATGATTATTTGGCGGAAGAATACGTAAAATGCCTTTCCGACGAATCAAGAATATATATGATAGAACATTACCTTTCTACATACGATGCAACGCAGCGTAGAAAGGTTCCTTTTGAGCTGTTTCCAAGGCAAAAAGACTTATGTCAAACGCTTGGCGATGCAAATAACGTTGTAACGACAAAACCTCGTCAGGCTGGAATCACAACAACGGCTGGAGGGTTCATTTCTTGTGAAATGATATTAGCAGACCCATCGTCTCCTCAAACGGTACTTATTATTGGTAACTCTAGAGACCTTGCACAGCAAATGCTTGTGAAAATAAGAGACTTCTTGCTTCAATTCCCTAACTGGCTTTGGGGTGATATGTTGACAGAACAAGGCCTTAACCCAATGGGTACTCCAACTAAGAAACAAATATTTGATGTGTGTAACAAGGATGAACTTGTTCTTAAAAACGGATGCCGTGTTGTTGCCAGGTCTTCAGGGCCTGACGCTTCTCGTGGTGTCGGAGGTGTTACATGGCTAATATTTGACGAGGCTGCTTTTATTGAAAATGGCCAAGATGTTTATGCATCAGCCCTTCCTACCGTTTCTACTGGCGGACATATAATTATGATTTCAACGCCAAATGGTAAGGATTTGCTATACTATGAAACTTGCAGGCAAGCAAAACTAAAAGGAACTGACGATTGGAATAACTTTGAGCTTGTTGAGATGAAGTGGTATCAAGACCCAAGATATAACAAGTTCTTAGAGTGGACAAGAAAGGACGAGGAAACTGGAGAGGTTATTGTAATACAAGAGAAATACACTGACCAAAATGGTAATATAAGGTATGACCAAAATCACTGGGATGAAATGATACAAGATGGATGGAAGCCAAGGTCTCCATGGTATCAGAAGATGTGCAAACAGTTCAACAACGATTCACAAAAGATTGCACAGGAGCTTGATGTATCATTCTTGGGTTCTGCGGCCAACGTTGTAGAGCCTGAGTTTATTGAGATGCAAACGAAGCTTAATAAACGAGAGCCAATATATAGAGATAAAATAGAAGAGGATACGTGGATTTGGAAGGAGTACATACCTGGTCATAAATACGTTATGTGTATTGACTGCTCTAGAGGTGATGCAGCAGATAGAACAGCTCTTGAAATATTTGATGCTCACGGGATAGATGATGATGGAACGCCATGCATGGAGCAAGTACTTGAGTATCACGGGAAAAAGACTGGTGATGTAGTAGGAGAGATGGCATATCAGTATGGCAAGATGTACAACAACCCATTCTGTGTAGTCGATTGTGTCGGCGGTACTGGAGATGCTTGTATCTTGATGATGATAAGACTCGGGTATAAAAATTTATACTATGATGACCCGTTACTTAAATCATATACAAGTCAGATTGACGCCTCATCTCTTCCAGTAAATAAAGACGGAAAACTACCTGGGTTCCATAGTAATCAGGTTCGTTACCAAATGTTAACAAACTTTGCAAATCTTGTGAAAACAAATCAATTCAAGATTCGTTCAAAGAGAGTGTTAGCAGAGTTAGATACGTGGATTTACAAAGGCCCTCAGGCAAGGATTGACCACCAAGATGGTGCACATGATGATACCCTAACATGCTTAGCAATGGGATTGTTCGTAATGGAGCATAGTATGGCTAGGCAAGAGAAAACGAAAGAGCACGACAAAGCTATTCTTAGGAGCTGGACTACTGGTAATGTTGTTGTTTATAAAGAGCAAGAGCAGAAAGAGGAAAAGAAGAAGATGAGAATGCCGTTCTATTCAACACAAACGCTAGATAAAAGCCACAAATACGCCAGCCACATGTGGGTATTAAAGTAACTTCAAACTATTTATATAAGTAAAACTGTGACTTATGACAAAATACACTGACGAAATAGGAAAGTTGTTTAAAAGAGTCAGAACACTACTAGGAGCGGGTGTGAGGTCCGTAGAGCTAACAGATGAAGCTCTATGCGACCTTTTGGAGGTTGCAATTGAAGATTACGCCGAAGTAGTACAAAACTGGCTTGTCGAGACACAATGGATGAGCCTATGGGGAAAGAATGTAACAAAAGACGATATAGCATTCGCCCTCTCAACAAGAACTCTTGACATGTCTAAAAACTACGGATGGTGGTTTTCAAAAGAAATTGGATTGCAACAAACTGGACCGTGGGAATTAAAGAAAGACTTTATAACAATCGAAAAGGGGAAACAAGTATATGAAATACCAGCAGGAAGAATGGTGAATAAGGTTATGTGGGTAAACCCGCCAGTAACACAAGCCGCTCTTTTTGCTAATTACGGTGGATTAGATATTGGTTTCTGCGGAGGTTACGGACAGTTAGGAGGGGGCTCTTACGGACCAATAGGAGGATTTTATACCGCGCCAGCCGCTGACGTCGCTTACCTCGCTACAGACCTAACATACAAAAACAGGCTTCTTAGGAGTGATTTAGTGTACAAGATAACAGCGGGGCCAAATGGCACGCACTTGTTACATTTAATGTCAACTCCTGGGAGCAAATTATCTTTCGGATATATGGGAGGTGCTCTGGGCGGATTGGGGCTTGTTGGGTGCGAAGTTTGGTACACATATTATGACACAAACGGCAATGAAGATGAATGCGCTAGGGCAAATCCAGACGTAATTATATCACCAGACCAGGTTCCTTTATCTGAAATAGACTATACTTTTCTGAATAGCCCGACAAAGACTATTATTCGTAAGCTTTTAGTTGCTAAAGCAAAAGAAACTTTAGGCCTTATAAGGGGTAAATACAGTGGAAAGGTTAGTATTCCTCAAGCGGAGATGTCAATGGATTATCAAATGCTTATCCAACAGGGAAAAGAAGAGTATGAAAATGCCATGAAGGACCTAAAAGAGAGGTTAGAAAGGATGAGGCCAGATAAGCTAATGGAGATTCAGGCAAATCTTGTCGAGAACAATCTCAAGATACAACAAAAGACTCCACTTGGAATATACGCAATTTAATCTTTACTTACGAAGAAATTATTCTTATACTATTACTAGTATAACACATAAAGTTTATCTATATGGCAGAAAAAAAGAATACACTTTTCACAAACCTAAACCGTATTATTATGGGTACTCAGAGTGTCGACGCGAACGAACGCTTCGGCACTAGCCCCGATGGCAGTACTCAAAGAAAATACACGTTTGATGACAAAGTTTTATATACAACAAAAAACAAGGAAGACTACGAAAAAAAGCTTACCCAAATAAGACAACAAAAGTTGCTTAACTATCAATGGGTAAAAGCTGGCGCCGATACAGCAATGGAGAGCATGGCTGGCTACACGGCGGTTAAGTTAATGTATAGAGACTCCGATTTAATGGATGGGACGCCAGAAATCGGGGCCGCTCTAGATATAATGGCAGAGGAAGCGTGTTCTACAGGAACAGATGGTAAAATAATCAAGATAACTTCTAGGTCAGAAAGAATTCAATCAATCCTTGAAGACCTTTTCGTCAACAGACTTAGGGTCCCATTAATGCTCCCTATGGTTGTAAGGGAAACTATTAAGTATGGCAATAGTTTCATGCTACTAAATATTGATGAAAAGAACGGAATTCTTGGGTGGAAACAGCTTCCTGTGTACGAAATTGATAGGGTTGAAAACGGGTATACAACAAGCTATGCGTCTGGTGCTATTCTAAGGCCTGGAGATGGACGTAAAACGGACGAAATTATGTACGTTTGGAATGGCCACAACGAAGCTGCCCCATACAGAAATTTCCAAATGGCCCATTTTAGGCTATTGAATGACTCGTTCTTCTTGCCGTATGGTGTATCAGCACTCCATAAAGCAAGAAGAGCATGGAGGATGTGGTCTATGATGGAAGACGCAATGCTTCTTTATAGATTAGATAAATCGATTGAAAGAAGGGTATTTAAAATCTACGTTGGTGGAATTGACGACGATGACGTCGAGGGCTACGTACAACAGATTGCCAATAACTTCAAAAGAACGCCTATTATAGACCCAGAAACTGGCCAAATAGACCTTCGTAAAAACTTTATGGATGTTTCTACTGACTTCTTTATTCCAGTAAGAACAGAGAACGCATCTAACCCTATTGAAACGCTTTCTGGGGCACAAAATCAAACTGCAATGGATGATATTAACTACATGCAGAATAAGATTTTTGCTGCGCTAAGAGTTCCAAAAACGTTCCTTAACTTCCAAGAGGCGCAAGGAAAGGGCCAGAATCTAGGAATCATGGATATTCGCTTTGCTAGGATGATTAACAGAATACAACAATTCGTAATCACCGAGCTAAACAAGATTGCCATGATTCACCTTTATCTAGTTGGAATGGAGGATGAGATTTCTAATTTTACAATATCAATGAACAATCCATCCAATCAGATAGAGCAGCAAGAGATTGATAATTTAACAAAAAGAGCCGCGCTTGCTGCTCAATTACTAGCAGACCCAGGTATCGGAATACCAATATTCTCATTGCATAAAGTGTTGAAAGACGTAATGAAGCTTAGCGATGCAGAGATTCTAGATATGGTTAACGAAATACGTCTTGAGAAGGCAATGGCGGCAGAGTTAGCCGCGACCCAAAACGTAATCAAAAAGACTGGTGTGTTCGATAAGACTGATAGAATATACGGCGATTTTGATGCTATGTATGGCGACGGAGACCCTGGGCAAAATGCTCAGGGTGGAGACGCAGCCACTGGAGGAGGAATGCCTGGAGGAGGCGGCGGAGCAATGCCTCCTATGGGTGATATGGGAGTAGAAGGAGGAGATATGGGCGGAACCGAGGGCTCTGTTGACATGGGAGCAGCACCTGGAGCAGACGGCGGCTCATCGGCTCCAGAAGGCGGAGAACAAACACAGTTATCAGAAAGCTGGCTAAGAGAGTGTAAATATATGAACATAATGCCATTCACGAAGACGTATTTCAAAATGTTGCATGAAAATACGATAGATAAGGAATATGAAATACCAGAAATTGATACAAATACTATGGTACTAGAAGAGGTTGATAAACTGGTAAATAAGCTTGATGAAATGGTAGATAGCGACCTTGAAAGTTTAGGCGACGACATTGACGAAACTGAATATGAAGGAGTAAAACTAGAAGATTAAAACTATTTATTATAAAAACATTACTATGGAAAAAATTGATAATTTAATGACGGTTGAATCCGTTGAGGAATATAGAAAAAAGCTAAATGAGGCTTGCGACACTAGGGTCGCTTATCTTGAGAAGATGAGTAAAGCCGCAAAACTATCTGAAAGTGGATTCGGTTCAATCAAAGAAAACATGGAGAATATATCCCACTTATTATTCTCAACTAAAGAAGGCAGCAGTATATTAGGAAAATATCAAACAGTCATAAAAAATTCTAATGCATTATCAACAATGCACACTCTTTATGAGGGGATAAGAAAAGCCAATTCTTCATCGGATGTGTCATTCTTTATAAATGAAATTGCGTCGCAAAATTGGGGGGTTAATAAGAAGGAACTTGATGAGGGCTTGAAGAAACTTGGAGATGTTATTGGAAGTGCTTACGTAATACTAGGTAAAGAAGCTGATGAATTTATAACAGAAGGCAATAAAAAGCTTGATGAAGCGGTTGAATACATTGCAACAACCCCAAAGACAAAGAAAAATATTGCCGAGTACAGCAACGCCGTAAAAATCATAAGAGAACAAGTTGAAAGTTCAAAGCCAGCGGAAGCAACTCCAGAGTATAATGAACTAGTAAGAGAGTTTAACGAAAAGTATGAAGGTAAACTAACGAAAGAAGAAATGGACATAGTAAATGAGGTTCGCGCTGGTAATAAATTTGAAGAAATCTTTAACGCATACAAGAAAAAAATAACGGAAGCTCTTTCAGAGAATAAGGATAATATTCCAGCTGATAAGGTTCAGTCACTAAATGAACAGCTATCTGAAAAAAAGTTTTCTGAAGACACATTTTGCGAAGATATTATTAACTTGTCGGAAATTTACAGAATACTAGAGTCATAAAAAAAAGATGGGTAATCCCATCTTTTTTTATTTTACATAGATTCTAAGTTCTTCTTGTATCGGAACAATTAAGTTTCCAGTTGGGAATTCAACACTCTCTTGCTTTATATTCCCGTTAAATTTTATTTCAAAATATCCATCGAAGATACCAGGATATCTAGTATCTCTTTCATTCCAGCTATATTCCAGAACATAACGTTCTTCGCAGCCACTATCATCCATTAGCCTAATCTTTGCTGGCGCGTCGATTATTTTGTAAACGTCAGTCTCGTGGTCTTTCATTGAAAAATAGACGTTGCTATCTTGTATGGCGTTATCTATGAGTGACTTTTTATAGTCGTATCTGCCGTCCAAGATTAATTCTAATCTTAGTACTGGGTTCGTAGATTTTCTATTTATAAAGAACTCAATCATTTTATCTTTCTTATGTCTATATTATGCTCAGATAATTTCTGTTTTATTATTAATGAGTAGTTGCCAACTAAACTTTCACACACTTCACATAATGTTCCAAAATCAGTAGTGAACAATTGTAGGAAATAGAACTGTATCGTTAAATAAGCATCTTTCCCGTTCTTTAGGCTTTCTTCTGAAAAATCGATATCAGAGATAGAGCATTTTTCCATTGAGTATTCATTTACGATTGCAGCTGATATCTTTTTTATTGCGGCAGACAACTCTTTCATTAAATCACTAGTATATGATTCCTTGTCGGAAAGTGATGCTAAGCAATTAAATTCAATGTAAAATGTTACGGGCCTTTTCTTATTTGTTGTCCCTATGCTAACTTTAAAATAGTCGTTTTCAATCTTCTTTTTTGTTGCAATCAATTTCATCATATTTCCTATTTTAAATAATATAATGAAATTTTTATAAAAGTCAAATTTTGGACTATCCGCGCCAGTGCCGTAGCACTGACGCCTTTATCCTAATAAAATTCCTACTCTATACTATAAATAGTCCGAGCAAACTATTTATGAATAAAAGATATTACATGAAAAGGCATTTTTTCTTAGATAAAGGGAATACGATTGTTAAAGGCAGTAAAGTAAACACAGGCCTTAATCCAGTGTTGTCAATATGCTATGGATTAAAGGTATCTAGAGGACTTATACATTTCAACATAGATGAAATTCTTGAATGGTTTTCGGATAGCAGCTTAGATGTCAATATGGCCAAGTTCACACTTCATATGACAAACTATTTTTCAGTCGACAATTTGCCATATGAAAAGAAATTATTGACGGCTCCTGATAGTAATGCTGAAAGAGCATGTTCTTTTGATTTGGAATTTTTTGAAGTCCCAAAAGAATTTGACGCTGGAAGGGGGTATGACTATAATAGTGATTTCTGGATTGAAGATAAAAAGTCAACATCAGAATTCGGATGTAACTGGTACAACGCAACAACAAACGAAAAGTGGGATGTTCCTGGCGTGTATGATAGCGGCTATACAATAATTGGAAGACAACATTTTGATTTTGGAAATGAAAATATAGACCTAGATATAACAGATTACATAAATAGTAAATCATACCAGGATAGCGGTGATACTGGAAGCGGAAATAGCTTTTGTGGCATAGGAATTAAATTTGCCGACGGACTAGAAGATTTATATTTAGGTAAGACACAATGCGTAGATTTCTTTACAGATAATACAAACCTATTTTTCCACCCATACATAGAGGTTGAATATTTAGACAGGGTAAAGGACGATAGATATACATTTAATCCAAATAAAGAGAATAATCTTTACTTGTATGTAAATGACGGAGTAAACGCATATGACCTAGATGAGATGCCATCTTGTTCAATAGGAAAAGTATCTCACGTAAGAAAGGGTGTTTATAAGACAACAATTTATCCTTGTGATATAACTTCAACGTACAAACACATGGAATATGATGTTTGGTCAAACATAAGAATTAATGGCGTATCTTACGATGACGTCGAGCAGGAATTTGTTGTAGAGCCAAAGAGTGTTTTCAATATAAAAGATGTTTCGTTCCAAGAGCTTCCAGTCCCTTCGGTGTATGGAATAAATGACTCCGAAAATGTTAACAGGGGTGAAATAAGAACTGTATTCGTTGATATGAGGCAAAAGTATACAACAGATAAAAAAATACTAGATGCGGATATAGAATATCGAATATACGTAAAAGATGGGGATAAAGAGTTTACGGTTTTTGACTATGAGCCATTAGAACAATCAAAAAGTAACTGTTTCTTTGTGCTACACACAAACGACTTAATACCAAGTAGATATTTTGTTGATATAAAAATCAAACGTGGAATGCAAGAGAGAAAGTTTAAGGATGTTGTACATTTTACTATTGTAAACGAGCTTTCTCCAAAATACACTGAATAAAAAAAGGGCCAAGGCCCTTTTTTAGTTTATTTTAACGTTCGGACTTAATATTTCGTTCGCTAATAAAGTGTTATCTTCGCTAGCACTATATAAGTCCTTTAGGTTTAATTTTTTATTTCCGCTCCCAACCTTAAGCGTCACGTATTTTGATATATTCTTCATGTCATCACTTTCGCATGGCGGAAGATTAGAAATAGGGTGTGTATGATTGAGTAACGCTGATATTATCTTTAGTAAAATATTGCAAAGTCGTTCTCCGTATGGAACGCTTTGCGCACTTTTAACGAGTTGAAATAAGTCGTCGTTAGAGATACCAAATGCACCGTAATTATGCAATGGAGATGCAATCATGGCACTATCGGTATTCCCAAATAAATTAATCTTATCAGCAAATAGAGTCACACTACTTTTCGGGTTTGCTTCATCGTCATAAGAAATTTGTATTGCAGCAGAGTTTCCATTTTTATTTCTTCTAATTTTGTTCTTTCCGCCAATTAATTTTATGCCAGAATGTATAAGAATTTTATCTTTTTTTACATAGATTCCAGAATTACCTTTTCCGTTAATCGAAACATCATCAATTTCTGGCAATACAAGAGCTTCATCTCTCATATTTTCTGGATTCTCGCCTGGGCTGCAAGATGAACCTTGTAGCCCAGCAGTAGCGTCGGCCCCAGAAGCGTCGTCAAGGTTGCTTAATTGTCCGTATATTGGTCCAATGTAGTACCTTTGCCCGTCAATTATCATAACAACAACCTTTTCGCCTACTTTTGGAGTAAGGCCGAATACACGAGGTAGTAACGGGACACACCAATTCTTGCTTGTTTTTGCGACGTTATCATCGGGAATTAGGTGCACTAAAATTCTACCCTGCCCTGTGTTATCATCAATATCAATTACACTTGCTATTTTTGCGATTACATTACCTTCCATTAACTCAAACTTTTTCTTTTATCTAGTTCCGTCATAACTCTTGAATATTCTTTTTCAAGATTTTCCATGTGAGTACATAATTTGTCAATTTGCTCTTTAGTGGCGTCGTACTCATTTTGTATTTCATCAATTTTACGCTTTAAGTGTGCGTTTGAATAATCTGAATAGTTTTCCATCATCTTATTATTCCTTTCATAGCAGAAAAGTTAGTATTAAACCCAATAACGGTTACTGGCCCACCAGCATTCCCGCCTTGCGCTTGAATAGATATATCACCTGGGGCCGAAGCTACAGAGACGTACCCGTTTTCGCATATTTCATCTACAATTGCTTTTGATATCGCAGCTGACATTCCGCCTATTAGGTTTGGCGTTCCATCTGGATTTACACCAGTTGGTATTCCAGCCGATTGCATCCAAGCATACACATTAGAAACAATACGTCCGACAGAAAGTCCAGTTCTTCGTGTCGTTACGCAAAACAAAAGCCATGGCGGTAAGTCAAATTGTGGAAACGGTAAGTTTTTTATTCCATTTTCGACTGTTTGTATTACTTGAGCTAAATCCATATCATTAACAAGTTTGTGCTGTTTCGGGTGTTTTCTTCTCGTTATTTATTATATCGGCATAATCGACATTATCAATTTGGGCATTAAGCTTATATTTATTCCAATTAAACATTGGTATACATTGTAGAACTTCCTTCAAAAGCTTTAGCCATTTTTCCATATACTCTATTAGAGCCTGAATAATATATGCGTCCAATATCGGTCTGATATATTCATAGAAGATGTCTAATAACATCTGATATATCTTATTTAAAAGAATCCTGATTAGGCATTTTAAAATAGAAAATAATTTGTCACTAATCAACTTTTGAACATCTTCAACACTATGAGGGTCGGATAGGTCAATTAACCCAGCAATTTGGAAATTCAGTATAAAAATAAGCATTACTTTAGGCGCAAGAAGGCACATAAGTATTGGCCTAACAATAGCCATTATGACATTATACAATAGTCTTTTTAAATTAGACGATGAAAAATCTA